GTTGAGCCGCAAATTGATAAAGCAGAGGAGCTGCGTGAAAAGTGGGGCGTGGAGTTAGGACAATTGTGGAAGCTCGGTGAGCATCGGATTATCTGCGGGGATTGCACGGATAAGGCGGTTGTGAACGCTCTTATGCAAGGAGAGCGCGCAGGTGCGGTTATAACAGACCCGCCATATGGTCTTGGAGATGCAAAATCGTTTAACGATAATCATCCTGATTATGAGGATAGCGAGCCATTTGATTTAAGCCTGATTGATTTGTCCGTGCCGTTTGTGGTGTTCGGTGGAAACTATTATGACTATTTGCCCATGCCAAGAATTAAGATAGGATGGATTGTTTGGGATAAAAGACCAGATTTGGAGGGCGATAAAAGAGAGCGTGCTGACCGAAGATTCGGTCAGCACTTTGAGATTGCCGTCACGAGTATTGGAGATTTACGCGGAAAAATGTATAGGCAAAGATGGGGTGGATATTATGGGAATCAAGAAATATTTCACAAAACCCAGAAACCACCAGAGTTATTTGAGTGGTGTATTAAGCCGACTGAGGGGATTATTTTGGATTACTTTCTCGGTTCTGGCACGACCATTATCGCTTGCGAGCGGTTAGGGCGGAAATGTCGGGCGGTGGAAATATCGCCGGCCTACGTTGCAGTAGCAATTCAACGCTGGGTTGACGTGACTGGTGGGACGCCTGAATTGGTTAATTGAGGAAGTTTGATGAATGGGTAAGGGTAAAAATAAATATACGGCTGAGCAGTTTATTAAAGCCATACCAGGAACGGGTGGCATTATATCAGCTATTGCTCGCAAAGTAGATTGTGAGTGGAATACTGCAAAAGCTTATATAGATAAATATCCTACCATTAAACAAGCTTATGACAATGAATGCCAAACTATTTTGGATATGGCAGAGACCGGGCTTTATAAAGCAATCCGAGAGGGCAAGGATTGGGCTATTAAATACATACTTTCAACCAAAGGCAAATCTCGTGGCTATGTAGAGCGGCAGGAGCTTAGCGGTCCGGATGGGAGTGGTGCTCTTGCCCACGCCGACCTGGTCTCTGCCATCAAGGAGCTGAGCCGTGCGGATCAGTGAGTTCAGCCCGAAGCAGGGCGAGGTGCTCAAGTTCATCTTTGCGCCGGAAGGCATTCTCGTTGCAGATGGTTCAGTACGTTCCGGCAAAACAACGATTATGATTATGGGCTTCCTGATCTGGGCGATGGAGTATTTCGATCGAACCAATTTTGCAATATGCGGAAAGACTGTCACCAGCGCGGAACGCAATATCATTAAGCCGGTGCAGCAGATCGAAAACTTGCCATATACGATGACGTATCGCAGGAATGAGCGGTTATTAGTTGTCAAGTGCGGAAGAAAAGAGAATTACTTTTATGTATTCGGCGGTAAAGACGAATCCAGTTATGCGCTAATTCAGGGTATTACGCTGGCTGGCGTATTATTCGATGAAGTCGCGCTGATGCCACAATCATTCGTAGATCAAGCCATAGCAAGAACGCTTTCGGTTGAAAATGCAAAAATATGGTTTACATGCAACCCGGAATCACCTGAACACTGGTTTCACACGGATTACATTTTAGGACAGCAACCAGGGATAAAACGCCTTCATTTTCTGATGGAAGACAACCCGATCATGACACCGGAAAAGATCAAACGAGCGGAGCAGATGTTCTCAGGCGTGTTCTACCAGCGATATGTACTCGGCTTATGGGTACGGGCTGAAGGCGTTATCTTCCGACAGTTTGCTGACGATTCTGAAGGCTGGTTGATTGATAACGAGCTGAATCCTGACACGATAAAGCAGATTGCATATATTACTTTTGGCGTGGATTTTGGCGAATCCACTTCGCACACTGTGTTTGTTGCGACTGGTATTTTACGGCGTGGGGCTGGAATTATCGCGCTGGATGAACGAAAACTGAGTTCGAAGGGAATCAGCCCAGATAAGATCGAACGAGAATTTATCGACTTTGTGCAGCAGGTGCATAAAGAATTCCCTGATATCCGTCTGAGCTATGCATTTTGTGATCATCCAGAAACGATCATCAACGGGTTGAATATCGCATTACGTAAAGCGAACATTCCAATTTCCGCTGTTATGGCGGCTAAAGAAAAAATCAACACGCGGATTTATGCACAAGAAAAAATGCTGAATCTCGGATTACTTAAGATCAGGCGTAAATGTACGAAACTGGTATTCTCGTTACAGAACCAGACGTGGGACGAAAAACACACCGACCAGCGATTAGACGAAAATCCAGATATCAACGATATCGCAGATGCGTTCGAGTATTCGTGGGAAGCGTGGATAGACGATATAGGGGTGAGATTATGAATCAGCAACAGGTAATAGAAATTATCAGTAAAGAGTTTGGGATTACTGCCAAAGTAAGCCCGATGTATGCGAAAATCGAAGAATGGCGGGCATGGCTGGAAGGCAACGTCAAGGGGTTCCACGAATACGAACAACTTGTCGATTTGAGCGAGAAAAAATATACAAAGTTACACCGCCATAAAACGAATATGCTGCTCCGTGGTTCAGAGGACTGGGCGTCAATCCTGCTGAACGAGAAAACGCATATCGAGATCGAAGACGATGCGTCAGCGCGCTGGCTGCTGGGCGAAGACCTGATATCCGGTGTGCTGGGCGAATCTGACTTTTGGCGCAATGCGAACGAACTGATTGCCATGTCCCGATGGGCTGGAACGGCAGCGTTTGAGGCATACGTCAAGAACATGGAGGTCGCCGAAGGATCGCGAACGTTGATTCGTGGAACTGGAATCGGTATGAATTACCTTTGCGCTGATCAGATTATCCCGATCAGCCACGACAATGGCATTCTACGCGAAGCAGCGTTTATTTCCGACAGGGAGGAACGCGGTAAGGTATTCCAGCAGGTATCCATGCACACGCTGGAAAACGGGCTGTATATGATCACAGCGTTTACGATTGACGATCAGGGAAAGCTGTTCGGAGATCCAGTCATTATTCATACTGGTTCGCCCGTGCCATGGTTCAGCGTGATTCGAAAATCCGGCATAAACATATTCGACTATGATTCACCGTTTGGCGTTTCCATCGTTTCGGGAAACGAAGACATCTTGAAGGGACTGGATACAGTTTTCGACAATTACATCACCGATTTTATCCTCGGACGGAAAATGGTATTTATGAATACGTCATTGATGGACAGGGATGATTCTGGTAACGTAATTCCGCCACAACGAGCCGGAGCACAGTTATTCATGTTCGCCGGAGACCGGTTCAAGGACGACCAGTTAATCAAGGAATATAACCCATCGTTACGAGTGGAAGAAAACAGTCTGGCGTTACAGAAAATGTTAGACCAGTTTTCATACGCCATTGGACTGGGCTTACGGCATTACCAATTTGAAGCAGGTACGATCCAGACGGCTACTGAATATACAGGATCAAAACAAGACCTGGTTCAGAACGCTGCAAAAGAAATGATCAGCGTAGAGAAGGCGTTGAAGCAGATAACGAAAGCCGTGTTGTGGATAGGTAAGAATGTACTGGGTGCACCTGTAGACCCCGACACGAAGATAACGGTTATTGCCGATGATTCTTATATCATCGATCAGGACAGTGAACGTAAACGTTGGCAAGAAGAGATCAAAGCTGGGATCCGGCAGCGATATGAATACAGAATGAAATTTTATGGTGAAACGGAAGAGGAAGCAAAGCGAAACGTGAAACCGACGATTGCTGAACTTCTTGAAGGAAAGGCACAAGGTGTTGTATCCGACAAAGAGCTGCGTCAATATCTTTTCCCACTTGAAAGTGATGAAGAGGCTGAGCGGGCACTTGCTGAAATAAAGATGAATGAACCAACGACTGAACAACTATTAGGTGAGTGATGCTATCCGAAAATGCCTTCGAGCAGCTACCGGCGAAAATCGAACAACGGCTGACCGCTATCAATACCGAATATCTTGAGATGATCGGCAAGCGGATAAAAGAAATCGGCACCGTGTCCGCTACGGATATTCACCGTCTTAACCAGCTACGGGAGTTTGGATCCGATGTTGATGCGATCATCAAAAAGCTTGCTGATGTTTCTGACAAAAACGTTGACGAAATAAATCGAATATTCGAATACGTCGCAAAGGACGGTTACACTGACGCTGAGATTTTCTACAAAGCGACAAAAACGCCATATGTACCATACTCAAAGAATACCATACTAAGAGACTATGTTTCAGCCATCGCAAAACAAACGGCTAATTCGTATAAGAATCTCTCCAACACAACCGCAATCGGGTTTCGGGTGAAAAATCTGCAGGGCGAAACAGTTTACAAAGGCTTGGCAGAAACTTATAAAGAAGTGATCGACAAAGCAATTTATGAAGCTTCGATGGGATTGACTGATTACAACTCAGCCATGAGATCGACGCTGAAAGAGCTGGCAGATAGCGGGATTCGGGTGGTAGATTACGAAAGCGGATATTCAAAGAGGATGGATAGTGCAGTCCGTCAAAACATCCTTGACGGGATCCGTGAAGTTAATCAGGGTGTTCAACAGCGCATCGGCAAGGAGATCAAATCGGATGGTGTCGAGATATCAGCGCATTTTAATCCAGCTCCGGATCATGCACCATATCAAGGGAGGCAATACACTCACGAAGAATATCAACAACTGAACGATGTTCTGGCCAGAAGAATTGGTACGCTAAATTGTATGCATTATACCCATGAGATTATTCTTGGTATTTCACAGCCTGCTTACAGCGATAAGGAGCTGCAAGATATTTTAGAGAAATCGAAAGTGAAAAAGGTGTTTGACGGCAAAGAATACACTCCGTATGAGGCAACTCAACTGCAGCGAAAAATAGAAACTGCTATACGGGCAGCAAAAGATCGGGCTGTAATTGCGAAAGCATCCGGGGATGATTTATTGAGACGACAGGAGCAGGCAAGGATCACCCAGCTGAAAAATAAATACAAGGAGTTGAGCGACACGTTTGATTTACCGGTCAGGACAGAGCGCATGGTAGTAAGCGGATTTCGTCCGGTGAAAGCTATTGATATCTCAAAAGCGATTGACAATATGTATAGTAGATTTGGAATAGCTAACGTTGACATGAGCGGATTGAGCAGTTATGTCTCAAAGAAAGTTGAAAAAGCAATAGCCGATATAATGACCGATTATCCACAATTAGTTGGATTTATCCAATCATTGGAGGTAGATACCAGCAGACCTTCTGTTGCATCTGCGACAATAAACTTATTGAATGGTGAAATAAAAACGTCTTTACGAATTAATCCTAATTTGTTAAAAGACATAAAATCTGTCGATAAAGCGATCAAT